AACTCAGTTCACAGAGCATTTGATGGTGGAGTTAAGTTCTCTACTAATTCATTCTCCAAGAACCAACAGGCAATCAGACAGACAAAACGTTACTTCCGTTATCAGTCTGGTAAAGGCGTAGCATTCTCGACTGGTTCTATTCTTGCTCCTGCTATCGAGAACATCGATGAGATTGCTGCAAGTGGTACAACTGTTACAGTTAAGGCAGCAGTAGCACACAACCTCACAAGAGACACCCAAGTTGATGTTAGAGGATGTGGAGACAACAACTATAATGGTGTGTATCAGGTAACCAATGTTATCGATGCATTCACTTTCCAGTATGTTGCCACCAATGCACCATCAGAACCTATTGCAACTGGAGAGTACACTGTTACCCCAACCAATTCTTACGGTGTTAACCTTGAGATTGGTATGATGGACCAGCAGAATGGTATCTTCTTCCGTTATGCTAATGGTCACCTAGGTGTTGTTCGTAGGTCTTCAACATATCAATTGTCTGGTAGAGTAACAGTCACCCAGGGAAGCACACTTGTTTCTAGTTACACTGCTCCTAGTGGTGCTGGTACTAAGTTTGCTAAGCAACTACAACCTGGAGATTATATTGTTATCCGTGGTGTTTCTTATCGCGTTGATGGTATCATTTCTGATACTGAGATGGTTATCTTCCCTGACTATCGTGGTCCCTCTGCTATCAATGTTCCTGTTTCCAAGACGACTGAGATTGAATGGAAGCAAGACGAGTGGAACATTGACCGTTGCGATGGCACTGGTAGATCTGGTTACAACCTTGACGTAACCAAGATGCAGATGTTCTACATGGACTACTCTTGGTATGGTGCTGGTTTCATCCGTTGGGGTTTCCGTGCTACAGATGGTAACGTTATCTATGCACACAAGATTGCAAACAACAACTTCAACACTGAAGCATACATGAGATCGGGTAACCTACCCGCTCGCTATGAAGTTAATACCATTCCACCAAAAACAGTTTCTACTACTAGTATTAGTAACTCTGCATCACGAATTTATACAGCAAGTTCTTTGTCTGACTTCCCATCGACGGGAACTATCAGAGTTAAACAGTCAACATCATCCACTGCTGGCATCTATGAGTACATGAACTATACATCTAAGTTCTCATACCAACAAGACATCACTAACGTAAGTGCTGGTAACAATGCAATGACAGTTGCTACCAGTTCTGGTCTAGTTTCTGGTGGTATTCAATCAATTATTTTTGATAGACCATTCTCTAATATTGTCGCAGGCAAAACATATTATATTGCAACAGTTCCCAACGCAACATCATTTACCATTACAGAAACTCCTGGTAGTTCTACACCAATCGCATTGACTGGTGCTACAGGTTCCTCTTTGTCTCCACTTGCAGTAGTATCTGGTGGATACTTTGATGGTTTGACAAGAGAACAAGCAGGTGCTACTGGCGTATCTATTACTACTGGTTCGTCTGGTGTTTCTACTGGTACTGTAAGTTCTGCAACTGGTATTCAGAAAGGACAGAGAGTAGTTGGTGCTGGTATTCCTGCTGATACTTTTGTACACTCTATCTCTGGAACAAGCCTCGTTCTAAGTAAGGCAGTTACTACTGCTAACCCAACTAATGTGACATTCCCTGCACTTGGATCTACTGGTGCTGGAAATACATTTACTTTCAGTGCTACGAGACCTATCGGTATTGAACTAATTCAGGCAACATCTGTTCCACAGATCTCACACTGGGGTTCTTCTGTCATCATGGATGGCAGATTGGATGATGACCGAGCATATGTTTACACGGTTGGAACCAGAACTGGTAGAGAAATTAACTCTGGTGATACAAAAGCATTGCTTGCTTTGCGTGTAGCACCTTCTGTTGATAATGGTATTGCTGGAAGATTTGGTACTAGAGAACTAATTAACAGAATGCAGTTGGTTCTTCAGGCTGCTGAGGTGTCAACTAATGGTTCTCTCTTTGTTGAAATTATTCTGAACCCCACAATTACCGCTGCTAACGATGCTGGATTTACTAACGTTCAGTGGAGGGATGTTGGTGGTACATCGCTAGCACAGTATGCTAGACTGACTGATATTCTATTCACATCTGGAAGCACTACTTCTCTCGACGCTGAACTAGTTGGTGGTGAAGTTATCTTTGGTTTCTATGCTGGTGATGGTGTTGCATCATATGACCTATCGAATGTTAAAGAAATCTCTAACTGTATTCTAGGTGGTGGAACTGATAACTATGAGAAGAGCACCCCTCCAAACCCAAGTGGCATCTTCCCTGATGGTCCTGAGGTTCTAGCAATTCAGGTGACCAACATTGCAGGTGGTCGTGGTTCTAACAGACGTGCTGCTGACGTTAGAATTTCTTGGACAGAGGCTCAGGCATAAATAGAGTTGCCTTACTCCTATACCTATGCTTGGCAACAAATCCAAAGCAAAGGTAGAAGAGAAAGACGACCAGCATGAAGATAAAAGTGAAGTCCTTGGTAATTTAGTGAAAGTTGTTGTACTTATTTGGTCTGCTTCTCTCCTAACCTTTAGTTACGTTCGCTTACCTAATGGTCAAAAGATCCTAGACTTTGACCCTACCTTCATCGCGTCGGTCTTCTCTGGATCGCTAGCTGCTTTTGGACTGTCTCCTGCTAAAGCAGGTGGTGGTAATGGAAACAGCAAACCAGTAGCGAAAAAAGAACCTGAAGTTGTTTCTGCTGTGGAGCCAAGAAAAGATGCAAAAACTGATTAATGTTATCGCTTTGCTGTCAGGATTGACCAGTGCTGCCCTCATTGGTGGTGCTGGTTATGTCCTTATGAACAAGGATGCCCTGATCGATCAAGCAAAAGGTGCTGCTACTAAGGCAGCAACGGAAGCAGTCACTGCTGCTCTCCCTGGTATGTTAGATGCCGCTATGCCTAAGATGCCTGAGGTAACTGGTCCTGCTGTCCCTAGCACAACTGGACCTGCTATCCCATCACTACCATGAAACTACCCTGGAAGTCTGATGTAACATCTACCGAGGAAACACCAATGGAAATGCCAACAAAGAAAAGATCACCAATAAAGGTGGCGGCGTTGGCATTAGGTGCCGTCCTAGGTGTTTCTCATATTGGACTTCTGGGTTATGTGTTGAGACCACAAGAAAAGGTTCATCAACCCCCTACTATTAATATTCCTCATGGTCCTTACTCGTCTTATAAAATCAAAGCGGGTAAGGATGGATATGAGATTGAGTATAAAGCAAACGATCCTGCTATTCTAAACTCAGAAAGATCTCTGCACCTGAACAAACATAAGGAAGGTTTCTTTGGAGACCAGACTGAGATGAGAAGAGAGTATCGTCGTGATCAATATACAATGGACGGTGTACGCAACCTAGGAGGCGCTGTAGTAGACAGCGAGGGAAAGTCCCTTGCCAAAAGCGAAGAGTGCATCAGGGCGGACGCTGGCGCACGCTCACAAGGTGCGATGGCAGGGACCGCAATTAGTGCTGGTCTGATTGTCCCAGCAGTTACTAGCATCCCCTATGTGGGTTGGTTAGCGGGTGGTTGGGCACTGCTCCTAGGACAGAAAGCAGGATCCGAAATTGGGTCCGAAATTGGAAGTACATTTAATGATTGCTGATGACTAATACTGTAAAGAGAAACAAGAAAAGAAATGATGCGAAGGAAGAATTCTTCCTGTATGTCGCATTCCATTCTGCACTTACTGCATTTTTCAATTTCTTTAAGGATGACTAATGGAAATACCTAACATCACTTCTCCTAACATCGATGTTCGGGAGATTGACATTCCACAGGTCATAACTGCAAACGAATATTACACATCAACTCCACTAGCACCACCTGTAGTGGTAAATATTGGTGTGCCCATCGTTGACGTGCCTGGTTGTGTTGAAGCCCACGAAGCGAATAGCAAATCTAAAACTCTCGGAAGTGATGACGAGAGAGGACTGGTTACGTATTGTGACTCTGGCGTTCCCAGTTATAATCCTATTAATTTTGAACCTAACCAGATAGTTCCTACTAAACCTTCGGGAGTAGATACAAGGCAACCTAAAGCTCCCGAAGCACCTGACCTACCGATACCTAAAACTCC